GGTAGGGATATTCCGTTTTCGTGTTCTACAAATTGCACATTTAGTGTAAGTGTTGACCAAAAAGAGGTAACAAGCCAAACGAGTGCGTGGTATAGAGAATTTAAAAACGATACTGCAAGTTGGACAGTAACTTGTGATGGTCTTATAACTTTGGATGGTTATGGCTATTTGTTCTTACTAGAGCAACAACAAGATAGAACAACAATTTTAGTAAAGTTTGTTATTGACAATGGCGTTGATGGTTTGGTAGTGATTAGTGGTAATTGTAATTTAACAAGTTTACAAATTAATGCACCTTACAAAGACATAGCAACGTATAGTGTATCGTTACAGGGTACAGGTGCTTATGGAACAACAGGAACGACAATAAATCCTGAAGGGGTTGTTATTGTTGCTGGTGGTGCGGTTTACACAAAGGGAACAGTTGCAGCTGGTGGCGAAAGTACTATTACATATTCGGATATGATAGGCAAGGTTTGTCTTTATGTTTCACGTGGTGGTATAGATGTTCAGCAAATATTAACGACAGGAACGGCGGTTGATGAGCAAGTAAAGTGGAATAGTACGACAGGGGTATTAACATTTGGAAGGGTATTAGAAAGTGGGGAGTTTATTAGGGCATTATTTCAATAAATAAAAACTATGAAACAAATAAAAGAACATCCTAATTATTTGATAAGTGTTGATGGAAAGTTGTTTAGTTTAACTAGAATGAAATATGTACAACCATCTTATGATAGAGATGGGTATGTTTTTTATAGAATGAGTTACAAGTCTAGGGAGTTCCAAAAAAAGGCTCATAGATTAGTTGCTATGACATACTTACCAAATCCATTAAGCAAGTCGGATGTTAATCATATTGACGGCAAAAAAACGAATAATCTTTTGTGTAATTTAGAATGGATGACAAAAAGCGAAAACGCTAAACACGCTTGGGATAATGGCTTACAAAAAAGAGAAAGAACACACGCTAAATCAGTAATAGATACAAATACAGGTACTATATATAGGTCAGTAAACGATGCTGCAAATGCAATAGGAATGAAATACGATTTGTTAAAAACTAGGTTAAGGGGTAAAACAATTAATAATACAAGTTTAAAATATATATAGATGGCAAATCAAATAGTTATAACATCAGGTGCTAAAGTTAGAGGCTTAAATGGAGTTTTGACAGGTACTTCAGGAATTGTTAGTTCAGTTCCTTTAGGTGCTGCAAATGGTGTAGCTACTTTGGATAGTGGTGGTAAAGTTCCTGTATCTCAATTGCCTTCATCGGTGGTTACTTATTTAGGTACTTGGAATGCTGCAACGAATACTCCGACATTAGTAAACGGAACAGGCGATGCTGGGGATATGTATATATGTAATGTTGCTGGAACTGTCAATTTTGGTGCAGGTCCAATTACTTTTGCGGTTGGCGATTGGGTGTTATACGGAAGTGGTACTTGGCAAAAATCAAACGGACAAAATGGAACTGTAACTTCGGTTGCTGCATCTATAACAGGAGATTCAATCGGAATCACAGGCTCACCTATCGTTTCCGCAGGTACTTTGGCATTTGCGTTTTCGGGTACAAATCTTCAGTATGTAAACGGAGCAGGAAACTTGACAACCTTCCCTACTTTAATCACTTCCATAGGTTTATCTATGCCGAGTGCTTTTAGTGTCAGCAATAGCCCTTTAACGGCTAATGGAACGATTGCAGTAACAGGAGCAGGTGTTGCTTCACAATATATCAGGGGAGATGGTACTTTAGCAGATTTCCCTTCAAGTGGCGGTGGCGGTTCTTCGGTTTCGTATTATCTTAACGGAGGAACAAGTCAAGGCACTATTGGTGGTACTACTTATTACGAAATGAGTAAAACTGCCGTAATAGGGACAGGGGTTGATTTTACTAAAACAGGCGATGGATTTATAGTAGCTTTCTTAACGGATGCTAACGACCCAGCACAATTAAACATACCAGCAGGAAATTGGAACTATGAGATTTATGCTTCAATGAGTTCTAATGGAGGTACTCCTGCAATGTACGCTGAACTTTATGTTTACGATGGAACGACTTTTACTTTGATTTCTACAAGTGCTAATGAGATTATTTACGATGGTACTGCTTTGAATCTTTACACTTTTGCAATGGCAGTTCCTGCTACGACTTTAGCTTTAACTGATAGGTTAGCGGTTAAATTATACGCTACAAATAGCGGTGGTAAGACTACAACTATTCATACTCAAGATGGTCATTTGTGTCAAATTATAACAACATTTAGCACAGGAATAACTGCGTTAAATGGTTTGACTGCTCAAGTTCAATACTTTCAAGTAGGAACGAGTGGAACTGATTTCAATATTTCAAGCACAACGGCTACACATACTTTCAATATTCCTGATGCGAGTGCAACTGCAAGGGGATTGATTACGACAGGAACTCAAACGATAGCAGGAACAAAAACTTTCTCGGATGCTACTAAAAACAACGGAGGCATATTCTTACAAAATGCTTCAAGTAATTCTTTAGCAGGATATATGAATATAGGTGGATTAACCAATGGGGTTAAGTTCACAAGTGGTGGTGGTGTAAGTAATACTTTTACTTTACCATCTGCAACAGGATATACTTTTACTTTCCCTAATGCAACAGGAACAGTTGCTTTAACTAGCGACATTCCTTCATTGACAGGTTATGTGCCTTATACAGGTGCGACTGCAAGTGTTGCTTTAGGTATATATGATTTATCATTATCCGATTTAGCAGTAAATAATATTAAAGCAAATAATAACGGACTTAATGATATAGGTGTTTTAGGAGGTAATACATTTAGAAATGTTTATGCAGCATCATTTGTTAAAACAAGTGGCACATCAAGTCAATTTTTAAAGGCAGATGGTTCGGTTGATAGTTCAACCTATTATTTAGCATCTAACCCAAGTTCTTTTATTGCTTTAACTTCTTTAAGTGCAGGTGTAGGAATAAGCTACAATAATACAACAGGTGTTATAACAAACTCTGCACCTGACCAAGTGGTTGCTATAACTGCAAGTACAGGAATTAGTGTAACAGGAACTTATCCAAACTTTACTATAACAAATACTTCACCTTCAAGTGGGGGAACAGTTACTTCAGTAGCTGCTTTAACTTTAGGAACAACAGGAACTGATTTAAGTTCAAGTGTTGCAAATTCAACAACAACTCCTGTAATTACTTTAAATGTACCAACTGCGAGTGCAGCGAATAGAGGGGCATTAGCAAGTGCGGATTGGACAACATTTAATAACAAACAAGCTACAATAACATTAACAACAACAGGAACAAGTGGTGCTGCGACATTTACTTCAAACACTTTAAATATTCCTAACTATGCCGATGGTGGCGTATTATCATTATCTGCAATAGGTGGAACTCCTAACGCTAATGCTGCAACAATTACAGGAACAGTATTAAATCTACAACCTGCATCTGCTTCGTTTGGCGGTGTCGTTACAACAGGAACTCAAACATTTGCAGGAGCAAAAACATTTAGTAGTGATATAGTCGTTAATAGTTTAACTATTGGCAGGGGTGGTAGTAATATAGCTAGTAATACTGCAATAGGAGAAACAGCATTAAATAGCAATACAACAGGAACTGCAAATACCGCAATAGGAGGTAGTTCTTTATATTACAATACTACAGGATTTAATAATACTGCTATAGGTAGTGCTAGTTTAATAACCAATACTACAGGTAGATATAATACAGGGGTTGGTATTTCAGCATTATATGGCAACACTACAGGTGATAATAATACTGCATTAGGAAGTCAAGCATTAAATAATAATACTACAGGCGAACATAATACTGCTATTGGAGTTCGTGCATTAGAAACGAATTCAACAGGTACATATAATCTTGCATTAGGTAATTATGCTTTAGGTCTTAACACTACAGGAACATACAATATTGGGGTAGGTAATTATGCTTTGCCTTCTATTACTACAGGTACTACTAATATTGCTATTGGAACAAATGCAGGTTCAGCTATAACAACAGGTTCTAAAAATACTATTATAGGTAGTTTTGGAGGTGCTGCAGGAACATCAAACAATGTTGTTTTAGCAGATGGAGATGGTAATTTAAGATTTCATTGGGATGGCACTAATAATAATATTTATGGTAGTGCGGTATTTAGTTCAACAATTAAAAGTTCAGATACTTACGGATTAGCATTAGGAAATTTGGCATCTTATAGAAGAATACAATATGATAATAGCGTTACTACATTTGGATTTATAAGAGATGATAATGGATTAGCTAATATTGAAGCACAAAAAGGTACATTTAGTTCAAGTGTTCAAGCTGGGAATAGTTTTGTAGCAAAAGGAACTTTACAAGGTTATAGTGGTGGAGGTATGTTTATGTCATACGAAAGCTATGGTGGTAGATTAGAGTCATACGATTACTCAACATCTG